GACAACTAGTTCAAGCGTTTTTGTTACAAGCACAACACAAAACAACTTTGCTTGGTTAGTTACCAATGCCGGCACAACTGATGCTTTTTTCCGTATTAGCACAGATACCGCAGTGGTATGTAATGTTCCCGTTACTGCCAACACAAGCCAAGCTGGTCAATTGATTAATGCTGGCGATACTTATGTTGTTGGTTTGCCTGTTGCTGATGGCAATGGTCCTTACATTTCTGTACCAAACGTAACCGTGGCTGCCAACTGCAACACATTAGGCACAAGCACACAGTTATTCATTACACCAGTAATACCTTACATTGGAAACTAATACAGGAGCAGTCATGGCAGAAAAGAAAAAGAATTGGATTGCAGGCGCTGTTAAGAAACCCGGCGCATTACGCAAGACACTAGGAGTCAAGAAAGGTGAACGGATTCCTGAGAAAAAATTAAAGGCAGCAGAGAAGTCAAAGAACCCAACCACAGCTCGTCGTGCTCGTCTAGCTGAAACACTTAAAGGTTTTAAGAAATAATATGGAACGCATACTAAAAAAATCTCCCTCAGACAGACCAGACACAGCAACAGGTTCTGATCATCGCTTTGCGGGCAACCCACATTCAGTTAAGAACGTTAACCAACCACAAGGTCCACGTCATGGCAATGAAGGTGCACACACAGCCAAGCGTGGCAACTTCTTGGACGCCAAAGCAGAACGTGCTCCATTAGCTGAAATGGTAACAGGTGCGTTCTCAAAACGTGCTCGTGAACTTGAAGCCAACCCAGGTGAACATGAAGTTCCAGAGTCTGGACAGATCGAAGCCAACAGTCAGATCAAACGTTTTACAGCACGTAAGAGCCGCTACAAAGACTAAAAGATTAACCTACCTTAGGGTTATAGGTTTTCCAGTTGTCCTCAACAACTGGATCATTGAACTAATTAGAAAGGAACTACAATGAACAAGAAGCAACCCTCACCATGGGACACAGATGCGCCAGCGTCAATTTCCCCAACCGAAACTAAAGCAGTTAAGACAGACAGCAAAACAGTGGCTAAGAAGGTCGAAGTAGAACCCTTATACGACCTAGAAGGCCTAATGACCGACTTTCCAACAGCACGTGAATTAGAAAAGTTTGTCTATGATCAAACTGGTTATGTGCTTACCCTAAAAGGTCGCTCAAACAAATTCAAATATCAAACTGCCATGGATGTGCTTAACGGTCAGGAACCTGATTCAGCACTACAAGGCACAGAGAATCCATACTTGGATAAGAATGATATAATCCCAGTAGACAAGCTACGTGAACACTTTCCCGTCCCTGGTGAAGTTCAAGGCCTTCCCCTAGTAACCATATTCCAAACTTCACAGTTCCCACATCCAGATCCAGATTGGAAAGCAGGCGGACAAAAGTGTGATGTGGTATTCAAAAAATATATCAACAATGCTATCACTTATGAAATCATTGGACCAGTTGCCGCACGTGCAGTAGGTGTGCGTGTTAACAAGTTTGGTAAAGAAGTACCAGAAAAATATACCTGGGTTGATCCACGTACTGGTGAACAAATCATTCGTGACAGTTCAGGTCGCCTAACTCCAATTGGCACACGCTTACGTGCCGCTATGCAAAAACAAAAGGTCAACAAAACCGACTGGTGGACAGCTTGGATTGATCGTGACTTTGTCTTAGGTGGAGATGGTGCTGGTATTGATGATCCTTGGGGTGTTTAATGAATGAGTTTGGCAAAGCTCTAGCACAAGGACAGGAACGCCAGATTCAAGAGGTCAAGATCCTACAAAAGGTCAACGCTGTACATCGTGATGCCTTCCAACAAAAGTATCCAGGTCAGGTTGAGCATTGCCTACGCCTGACTATGGAACGCTTGCAGTTGGGCCTAGACAAACGTGATGGCTCTGACCCAAGCAATCCTGATACCTGGCGTATGACCAGCACTGAATTACACAACCTAGCCCAAACTGCTTATCTGTTAAATGAAATCCGTAGAGGATTCTAATGATAGATAATGCCCTGTTGATGCGTCGTGCTATTCGATACTGTGCAGAACAGCACTCGGTAGATCCACAACGCCTACAGGCCTTACCCACAGAAGTATATAATCGTTTTCAAGAATATGTCATCTCAGTTGCAGATGACATGCAGTACAATCAACTAAAGTACTTCCGTCCATTTCCACATCAGCTAAAATTCTTTGCCACACACGAACACGATCGTCGTGGCATATTGGCTGCTAACCGAATTGGTAAAACGGTAAGCACCTGTTATGAAACTGCCATGCATCTAACAGGGCGTTATCCAGCGTGGTGGCAGGGTAAACGCTTTAGTAAACCTATCACTGCTATGGTAGCTGGTGAAGGTTGGAGTCAGGTAGCACTGGTATTACAAAATGAATTGTTAGGAACCAATGATGTTAAGATCAAAGACCATATTGGTACTGGGGCAATTCCTCGTGATTGCATTATTACTGATACTATGCGTAGCGACGGTGCTAACTGCATAGGCGTAGAAATTCGACATACATCAGGTGGCAAGAGTTATTTGCTGTTTGCCAACTACACACAAGAAGTTCGTCAGATGCAGGGTTTCAAATTAAACCTAGCAGTATTTGATGAACAACCACCAGATAACTTCTTCTCTGAGATTGTTACACGTACAGCAACAACGCAAGGACAAGTGCTTTGTTCGTTTACACCTCTAAAAGGTTTGAACGGCCTTGTAAGTAAATTCTGGCATCGTGAAGAGGGCTATGAACACATACGTGTAAGCTGGGATGATGTACCCGAATACGATCCGTGGGGCGAACCATTTTTATTAAAAGAAACGAGACTACAACTTGAACGAGATTATCTTCCTCATGAGCGAGACGCTCGCCGTAATGGTGTACCTGTTATGGGCAAAGGCGCAGTATTCCAAATCAGATCGTGGCCAACATATAAGACAGGTGATTACGACTTCAGGAACAGTCATGGCCTCCATCGTGTTATCGCACTGGATTTGGGTTTGGTTAACGATAAGACTGTCGTCAGTCTAATGTATTGGGATCCAGATGGCCAAGAAGCTTGGTTGCACACGCAGGTAGTTGTCAAAGGCACAGAAGAAGCCAATCCAGTCAATTGGATACAACACCTAATGCGTCCAGAAGTGTTTGGATGCCCTATTGTGCTACCTCCAGACGCTGGCACAGTAGGACGTTATACCATGAGCGCCCTAAGCCTACGCCAAATGTTTGAACAGTACGAATTAAATGTCTATCCAGAACCTATTCGCAATCCTGCTGATGAACAAGGACGTACAACTAACCACAAAGCATTTGGTATTAACACCATGCGCCAAATGCTAGAACTAGGCACACTACACGTTAATGAAAATTGTGTAGAATTTTTACGTGAAGCACAAAACTATTATGTAGATGAAAAAGGCCGTTTCAGTGATCCAGACGATTGTATAGATAGTGCCCGCTATGCACTATTAGGTTGCTTGAATGGATGGAGTGAACCCTGGGATGATCGTTCACCAAGAGCACGTTTTGAAGCTGCCAAACATAATATGCGTGTTTTACAACAACAAAAGAAAAATGATCAGGATCGCCCAGTATGGAAACGATCGTGGTCAGCAGAGGGCGGTGTAATGTAATGGTAAATAATAGAATAAATCAGGAATAGTCCCTTATGTTAGATTTGAAAAACGTAGTTATAAGCAACTTAAACGGCCACACAGGCATGATGGCTCGCTTTGTTAAAATGAAATCCTTGTTGGATCAGAAGTGCGCCGCAAATTTGCGTTTGCTTGCTACAAAAAACAACATTAATCGCATAAGCGATTATCATTACCTAAACCTAGCTGTTACCAATTCAACAGAACCTGTAAACGGCCTAGATTACATACATCCAGTAGTTAAACCTGTAGTAGATTATGCTACTAGTGTTATCGTTAAAGGTATCGCACAAAATGGCGAGATTAACTTTGAATTTGTTGCCGACAATGAAGCTGATGATGATGCCGCACGTCAGGCTACCAATATGGTACACAAGTTAATTAATCAGAACAATGATCCACACACAATTCTACAACATTGGGTAATGGATGCTTGCCTACACAAAAATGGTGAAATGTTAATTGCGCCTATGCGCGAATCGTTTACCCGTTATGTAACCACTACCGGTACATTAGATCAATTATCAGCATTTGAACAACAGGCCAATGAAGCTGGCTTAGATTGTAAACGTCGTAGTCGTCGCAAAAAATCAGTTGACCTACAACAAGTAGCCAAAGAAACTGGTGATTTTGTTAATGGACTAAGCAAAGAACAAACAGAAGAAAATCTAAACACACGCATTAAAAATGCCCTGCTTGGTGCTGAAGGTAATTTTGATGAAATGACAGAACAACCTGAAAACGTAGAATTACGTGATGGTGAAGATCATATTGCCGACAGTATCGCACGTAATACTATCTATGAAGCAGAATATAAACTAACTGGCTATAATCTAAACATCAAATTTCGTCCAATCGCACAACACTATTGGATGTGTGACCCAACAGTTATTGATATCCAAGAACAACCATTCTGCGGATTTTATAAACCAATGTCAATTCAAGAAGCCACTGAGCTTTATCCAGATATTGATCTAGAGGAATTCAAAGTATATGCTGAGTACAGTAACGTCGGTAGCTATCAGGCTGGTAGTCTACTTAATAATCTTGCTTTACATGCTCGTGACAGTGTTCCTATTAATGGATTACCTGCCCAAGGTTACAGTGCTCAAGAACCCGAAGCTCGTCAGGTTACTGTGCTTACTGTTTGGAATCGCTATGATATTGATGGTGATGGCCAACTAGAATTAATTGAATTGATCTATTCAGGTCAGTATGTTATCTCAGCACGTGAAGTAGAATTTATTCCTGTTGCTAATATGTGTCCAAAACCTTTGGCACAAAACTTCTATGGTATGGCCATTGCTGAATCAGTAGTGCCAATGCAAGAGTATATGACATCAGGTTATCGTGCTGAATTGTTAACAGGCCTGTTACAAAGTACACCACGTATTGGTGTCAAACCTGATCGTGTGGATTTTGAAGAAATACAAGACGGTGAAGCCGCAATCTTTATCTTGGACAGCAAGTTTGATCCTGCCAAAGATATCTACGCAATGCCTATTCCACAAGGCAATCCAACATTCTTGGACAACACAATGAGTCGTATGCAACAAGACTCAATGGCCATGGTCGGTATGACAAGTCCACAAGATGTGTTTAATCCAGAAGTAATGGATCCAGGTAATTCAGGAGCGAAATTAAATTTAGCATTAAGTCCAAACCAAGTTATTCAAGACAATACAGTTAAAAACTGTGCCGAAGGATTGAAAGATGCTATTTGGTTGATATGGCGTACTCTAGTTGCCTATGGCGATGATTATGGTGTTAAGAAATTAGCACAAGAATTCCATCCAGATAAAAAACCCGAATTTATTGACTATCAGTCATTCGATGATATGAACTTTAATGAACGCAAAACTATTCACGTTGATTTGGCTTTAGGTATGAAGTCAGAAGAAAACAGTTTACAGCGTTTACAAATTATCAAACAGGCACAAACACAATTAACTGGTGAAATCACAGTAGGAGTACAGTCAGGAGCAATGACTCCAAATGCGTTTAAGAAAGTACGCAAGCCATATGAAGATATGTTGTATGTGCTAGGTGTTAAAGATGCCGATACATATTTGCCAACAGAACAAGAAGTTATGGAAATGGTCAAACAGGCACAAGAAGCCGCCAAGAATAAACAACCAAGTCCAGAAGAACAAAAACAAACCGCTAGTGCGGCACTGGATCAGGCACGTGCTCAAGAAATACAGGCCAATATGTCTGGTAAATCACCACGTGGCAACTTAGATATGGTCAAGGCACAAGAAATACAGGCTGATGTTGCTGGCAATACCGCAAGCAAACAGTTAGAAGGTTATGCTTTAATTAAAGAACACAAAGCACGTGCCTATGGCGAATAAATAATTTACTTTTATAGGAACTGAAATGATTGAACAAGACATAGTAGATGCCTTCTCTAACAAGATGGCGGCAAATTTGAATGATCTTAAAACAATGACACCCGGTCAATTGGACCGGGTCAAAACAATAGGATCAAGTGCAGAGAATATTCTAGCCAATAGAGAGTTTGTATTGTTTGTTCGTCAGTTTCAGTTAGAAATAATGGATGCCCTTACAGATATTAGAGGGCATACCCCAGATGATAATAACCTGAGAATTGCGCTTACTAACCAACTCTCAGGTATAGATGGATTCATACAGGTCTTGAAGAAGGCTAAATATATGAAGAATAAGGTGGTAACTCAACAGCATGGTGCTGAAGAGCCCGACCTAAATTAACTTAAAGGAGAACTATGGAAAACATAGTAGCCGATCGCCCTAATCTCGTTCCTGAGACGGTCCCGGTCGAAAATGTCAGTAGTGGTTTGGACGCTATTGCTCAAAAGATGGCCGCAATGAAACAAGAAACTTTGCGTAACCAAATGAGAAATACCGAATCCGCTGAAGCAGGGTCAGAAAAGCCGGCAAGCCAATCTGCTCCTGTGGCACCAGAAGGTGTTGAAATCTTAGATGACAACAATACCGATTTAGTAGAGCCAGAAGTTGCTGTACCAGACGCTGAATTTAGTGATGAAGCAAGTGAAGAAGTGGTTGCCCCTGATGATCAGGTAAGCGAAACAGATTCGTCCCAAGCAGATATTATTGATTTCTTAGAATTTGCCGAAGAACATCCGAACGCCAAGTTCAAGTTCAAACGCAATGGTAAAGAAATTGAGATTGATGCCAAGAAAGCTGCCGCTATTCTAGGCCAAGGCGCCGCAATAAGTGAAGATGCAAGACAATTAAAGATCGAAAAAGCCGAGTTTGACGAATATGTACAAGCTAAACGTGCTGAATCAGAAGGTCTTTTATTGGCAATGGAGTTTACTGTCAAGCCTCAATTACAAAAGGCTTACGATGAAATTGTAAAAACGCAAGGTTATCAAACTCAATTTCAACAACAGTTGGCAGCGACGCAGGATCCAGCCCAAAAGGCACGTATCCAAGCAAGCATGGCACAGAACGAACGTTATATTCAGCAACAAGCCGCTGAAATTACTCGTCTAAAGCCAAACGTAGATCAGTTTTATGAAATGCGTAGCCAACAGGTTCGTGAACAACTTGAAAGTAACCGTAAGGTCTTTCAAGATAAAGAGTTGCGTAACTCAGCAATTTACGAAGAAGTTCGTGAGAATATAGCACGTGGTTGGGCAGGAGCAGAAGGACAATTAGTTCCTGGTATTAAGAACTTGGATCTAATCTCCGCAGATGAGCATATACTCAGTTTGCTAAGAGATGGATTAAAGTATCGCAATAGACCAAAGACAAAAAGTGCAGGTAGCAGTATTGCCGCCTTAACAACACGTCAAGGAACAACACGTATCCAATCCAATGTCAAAGATGAATTGTCTAGCCTTCAAGAAAAAGCCAGAGCTGGCGACCGCAAGGCCGCAGATAATCTATTGCTAGCAAAGATGAATGCTATGCGAGCACGTAGATAAGAAAAGACATAACAAAGGAGAAATTAAATGTCTACAGGTTACAATTCAACCACAGCTATCGGTAACGGCACAGGCCTCTATCAAACCGATATCGTTGTTAAAGATTTAGATTTAGATGTATCAAACCGTGTTAAAGACGATACCCCAGTATTGAACATGTGTATGGCTAAGAAACGTAAAGTTGTTTCTACATTGCCACTATGGACAAACGACGTTTATCGTTTACCACAAATTCAAGCTCAACAAGAAGGTGCGGCTGTTAGTTCTACTCAAGTTGAACAACAATCACGTGCTAACTTGGGTAACTACACACAGATTTTCAGTACAGTTGTTGGTGCTACAGGTACTGCACGTGCTGTTGAACAATCTGGTGGTGATCCACAAGCATACCAAGAAGTCAAGCAGTTGATCGAATTGATGTTTGACGTTGAAGCACAGATCGTTCGTAACGACCAAATCGGTACTAAGTATTCTGGTCAATCTGGTCAAGCAACTGGTGTTGCAATTCCTACAGTTAACTACACTGGTTTAACAACTGGTAACGTGGTTCCTGCTGGTACAGCAACAGTTGGTAACGTAACATTGGCTTCTGGCGGTTATACTAACGGTAGCGGTTTTGCTAACGTTAACGTAGCTGGTGGCGGTGTTGTTACAACAACTTCAGCAGTTGGTCGTCGTATGGGTTCATTGAACTCTTTCGCTGGCACACACAGCTTTAACCCATTAGGTACAGCTTACACATTGTTTAACAATGAAACAAGCGACTTAATCACTGGTAGCGCAACTAGCTTTATCGTTGGTGGTCAAGCAAGTGCTGGTTCTATCACTAATAACGGTGAAGGTCTAGGTAGTAACTTCTATTCTTACACAAGCCAATTGCAACAATTTGCTCCTAGCTTGTACAAGCAATTAGTTACAACAGCTGAGCAACGTTTCAATGCTAAGATTCGTACTATCGTTTGCCCAACAAGCCTACGTACACATCTAAGCGATACAATGCCTACAAGCCGTAGCATTAACCGTGTAAACAGTGAGCGTGGTGACACAATCGCTACATACGAAGGCGACTTTAACTACACTTACGAGATTTTTGATTCTTGGATCATGGATCAAGTTGGTGCTGGTAACCAGATCTACTTCTTAAACGAAGAAGTTCTACAATGGGGTTCATTACGTGACCTAGGTCCTAACAATGAAGTATTCTCAAATGCTGACGCTAGTTTAGATCAGTTCATCCTTGAAGGTACACTAATTGTACGTAACCCAGCTGGTGTTGGCGTGTTACACGACATCGCAGTTGGTGGACAACCAGTTGGATTTGGATCTGGCAACGGTGGTGCTTCTGGACTAATCGGTGGTATTCGTCCAGCCGCAAACGTTGTACGTCTCAACGCTTGGGACGCAACAAGCTTCTAATCTCAACGATTAGTTGTATATGGAAAGGGCTCTGCGGAGCCCTTTTCTCTTGATGCTAAATAGTATTATGAATACAAATCCAGAATTTTTAACAGGACCAGATCCTGAACACGATCCCCGGGCGTTTCGCCAAGATTCAGGTGGTTTAGCAACATCAGATAATGGCATTGCTGATCGCTTATTGAAAAACGATGCTTTGTATAATGAATTAAAAGGCGATTGGAAACGCGAAGGTTGGAACAAGAGTAAGAATATTAAAATTACTACTGGACGCGAAGGCGGCAAATTTTATATCAACCGTGAACAATTTAACGTAGAATATATTCGCGAACAATGCCAAGAATATCGCCGACGTGCTGAAGCCGGATTTATAGATCCATTGGCACCTTTAATGCCAGATGGCAAAATTGGTTACAAGTGGATGGAAATACCTGATGTTATTGCTATTGATATTAGCAACAACTATTTTGGTGGTATGAGTTGGCATACAATTAAATTAGATCGAACCCTTAAGGCGCAATTTTATCGGGTTGTTGAACGAGAATATAATGATTTCGTCTGTTATCCGCACGGTAAATTGCCGATTCCCGTTGATGTGCCTTATCCAGCACGTGTAGATCAACAAAAGTTTTTTAGTGGTGCTAATTACGCATCAAAACAATAAGGCCTAAACAATGAGCAACCTATTACCCGTATCGACTGGAGATGATCTAGTACAATTTGTACAACAGTTTACTGGCTCTAGCGATAATAACGAAATTCAACAATGCGTATATCTTACAGAAATGATGATGCGTAATATTGAATTGCCAGCATTACGTACTAATCCTTGGACAACTATTGGCACTGCTAACCAATATGGTCAAATTCCAATTCCAGCAGATATGAATCGTCCAATTCTTTTCTTTAACCAAGGTTCTGGCGGAACAAGTCCAAATGCCACAGGTGCAGGTCCATGGATTGTTTACGATCGTATTGGTGATCGTGATATGATTACAGAAAGTCTAGACCAAGCCATGTATTTGGCACCATATAACATTCCACAGGTCTATCGTGGTAAGTTTAGTGAAGTTGGTCAATATTATGAATTCTTGCCTATATTAGGTGCAGGCACACAGGTCAATATGTATTACTTTACCACTTGGCCATTATTGTTTACTACCGACAGCAATGGTAATCAGGTACAATCAAATGTAGTGTTAAGTTCTTGGCCAGAAGGTTATGTCTATGGTACATTACATAACTATTACTATAAACGTAAAATGTCAGAAGATGCTGACAAATGGTTAGCCAAGTTTAATTTAGCCTGGGATACTGTTGAAGACCAAAACAACAAAGGCAAGTGGTCAGGTGGCCATAATAAACTATGGTCAGTATTCCAACCACGTAGAGACCAACGTTTTGGTGCAAGATAATAAAGGATAAATTAAGATGGCCAACGTCTCAGTAGCAAACACACCCGGCTTATATATAGGATCTGGTGCCGCTTCAATATTAAATTCAGCACAGCAATTAGATAGCCTATTGGCCAATAGTGCCAGTGTTGGATTTTATCTAACAAACAGTAACACACAGGTAGCTGGCACAGTTTTAGCTTCTGGTGTTACAGCTGGAACTTATGGTAATGCAACTATAGTTCCACAAATTACAGTTGGTGCAGATGGTCGCGTGACTGGTGTAACCGGAGTTACTATTAGTGGCGGATCAGGAACATATGGCAATGCCAATGTAGCCGCATACTTACCAACTGATCCAAACATCAATGCCATTTGGTCTAACATTAGTTTAACCAACGCAAACATATCTGCGGCCAATGTTAACATCACTACATTGTTTGCCAACGCTGCCACACAAGAAACAGAAATATCTGGTCTTCGTGCTAATATTATAGCGGCCAATGCGGCCATTATATCAACTAACGCAAACGTAACGGCAGCCAATGCGGCTATTGTTACAGTGCAGGCCAATTTAACATCATTTGAAACTTATGCCAATGCTACATTTGGCACTAGCAATTATGGCAATAGTAATGTTGCCGCATATCTAGCCAGTAACATCTCTACACCGATTGGTACCACAGCCAACGTGTATGCTGGTAACATTATTATTCCAACCACAGGTACATTGTATGGTAACCTGATTGCGGCCAATATTCTTGTGGCCAACATTGGTATTCAGGCCTATAGTACTTACAATA